CCAATATCTTTTATCTGGGCGTCAGTGAGTTTTCCAGAATAAGCAGGCATAGTGCCTTTGCCCTTTGTAATGATAGCTTGAACCTTCGAAGAATTATTCTTCCACTCATCCGTATTTATAGCAGGCCCGGCGCTTCCGCCAGCTCCGGTAAGGCCGTGACATCCCACACAATTTGTTGTATATAGAGCTGCACCGCCTACCTGGGTTGTCGTGGGTGCTGTGCTTGCAGGCGGATTTGTAGCGGGCGGTGTTTGAGTAGTGGGTGGGGTAGAAAGTACGGATGGAGTGGGTTGTTGCTTACTACACCCTACTAAGAGCAGAAGACATAGACAAGGGATGACAGCCATTGATTTTCGTAGATTCATATGTGGTATTCCTCCTAATTGTAATCTGTACTTAAAATGCACATATACGTTGCCAAATATTCATGATAGCTAGTGGTTGATTAGATGCCCTTAAAATGTAAGCGATAAGAAATTGATTGGGAGGCGTATTGAGAGCTTGAGTATAGAACGACTCAACCAGCCACGTGAACCCAGTCCAGATACGTGGCTAGGTTTAAAGCATAGAAAGGGGTGAAGCATAGATGTCTAATAAAAAGAATGAGGAATCCAAAACTGACCGTGATGATGGAGAGGACATCGGCGGCAAGGCAACCGATACTGACAAACGATTCCAGAAAGGGAGAGTGGAATATCGGGCCGTTCAACTACAGGCTAGTCTGTTGGATGCCGAAGAAGGCCAGTCCCACCTTAAAGTACTTGAGGGTAGAGCCATAGCATTCGACACACCGACCCCGATCTTCCAAGACTTTGATGGAACACAGTATTACGAGCAAATTCACCGCCATGCGCTAAACGGCGTGGACCTTTCCAATGTGGTTTTGAAATACAACCATTCTGAACACGTGCCCCCCTTGGCCAGTACGAAAGCGGGGACACTAGATTTAAAGGTGAATAGTCGAGGCTTGGAGGTCACCGCCCGCATGGCGAATACTACCCAGGCGAGCGATATTCATGAATTGGTGAGAACAGGACATTTGGATAAGATGTCCTTTGCTTTTACGGTCGCTAATGATGCCTACGACTCCAAAACTAGAACTCGCACGATTTTCAAGTTCGACAAAATGTACGATGTCTCCGTGGTAGATTTTCCGGCCTATGAGCAAACGTCCGTTAGCGCCAGAAGTTATATCAAAGCGCAACAAGAGACTAGGAACCTAGAAAATCAAAGGCAAGAAGCAGAGGCCGAAGCTGAGCGTGAGCGAAGGCAGGCGGAACTAGACGCCGAAGAAGCTAAGACGCGAGAGGTCGAGGAAGAACGGCAAAGGCAGGAACGGGAGGCCAAAGAACAAGAAACCCTAGGGATGAAAATCCAGGAGCAACGCCAAGAATTAATCCTTAAAACGTATGTTTAAAACGCCCTTAACTTAAATGCGGAGGGGCGTTATTTATTTGCACAAAAAGAAAGGCGGAACATGGATGTATAAACGACTCAAAGAAATTGGAAGCCGTAAAACCGAAATAAGGGGTTTGATCGAGTCGGGGGATGAACTGGATATCCAGGCAATCTCGGATGAACTGGAAGCCCTGTCCAAAGAAGAACGAGGTATCCTCGACAAGATTGAACTGCTCCACAAGGCACAAGCTGGTCAAGTCCCACTCCAAACAGTTGAAGGAAGAACCACTGCACCTGGTGGCTTAACGACTGCCGAGGCTCAAATGTACGAAGCCCGCAAAACAAAAGACTACCGAAACGCCTTTTATAACCTGCTCAAGTATGGCAAATCAAGCCTGGCAGCCGAAGAGAGAAGCATACTGCAAGCTGGCAACGCCATAAGCAATGGCGCAAATATCACGGAGCTTCGTTTCACATCGGACGGTGCTAGTGCGGGTGCGGCTATTCCTCAAATCACCTTGGATATGGTGATCCAAAAGATGCTGATTACTTCGGCTGTGTATCCCTTTATCAGTAAGTACAATATCAAGGGCAATCTGAAGGTCCCTTATGAAAATGTCGTGACGGATGCGGCGTGGACGGCAGAGTCAACACCGGTCACTCCGGGTGCAGACACACTGGCCTATCTTTCGCTTGCGGCTTACGACCTCATCAAAATGGTTCAAGTCTCCCGCGTGGTTGAACAACTTTCGATCGACGCCTTTGAAGCTTATATTGTCGATAAACTCTTCAAAAAATTGATGGTTGCCATTGAAAACGCGGTACTGAATGGAACCGGCGTAACGAATAAGCAACCCATGGGCATCCTGAATGCCATCACCTGGGGAGGTAGTAACCAGATCATTTACGGTAAAAGCGGTCAAGGTTTACTTGGGTTAACCTACGATACCTTCACGCAGGTAAAAGGTAAGTTGTTGTCACCTTATCACCCGGGAGCTTATTGGATTATGTCCAGCAACAGCCTCTATTCCGGAGTATGCGCTATCAAGGACGCCTTAGGCCGTCCTATCTTCCTTGAAAACCCTCAATGGGGACTCAGTGTCGCTAATGGAGAACAATCAGACTATGCCAAATCGGCCATTGTTGGACGACTCCTGGGCAATCCAGTGATCATGTCCCCCTATATCGCCGATGGAACCATCCTCTTTGGGGATCTGAGCTTCTATCACTTCAACTTGTCCGTTGACGTCTTGATTGAAAAATCCTACGAATTTGGATTTGGCTCGAATGATGTCTACTACAAAGGATGGCTCTTGGCAGATGGTGGTGTATCTCAGGCTGAAGCCTTCGTCATGGCCCTGCCACACGCTTAAGATTAAACCGGGAGGTGAAAACCAATGTCAATGGCAGCCCTGAATCCCTTCATGGGAGAATTAATTCAAACAAGTGTACCGGGCGTTACCTGCAACTGGCTTCAATGGGTCGATTATCAAGTATCACCTGTCGCTATAAGTAACACGGCTGTTTTAGCATCCACGTTACTCACAGGTCTAGTCCAGACCGTCACTACGGGGATCACCAATCCTGGCGTTGTGCGAAACGTCGTGGTCAAAGGTGCTCTCGCGGGGAGTGTGGGGAATGTCATCGTGACGGGTACAGACTACGCCGGAAACGTTATAAACGAAACAATCGCTCTCAGTGGAGTGGCTGTCGTAGTCGGCGCTAAGGCCTTTGCCACAGTTACGCAGATTGTTCTGCCAGTACAATCTGGCGGAGGTGATGGTGTCAGTGTTGGTGTCGGTTCAAAGCTGGGCTTGCCCTACACCTTAACGAATAACACGGTGCGTATGGCCTATAACAACAATGTGTTAGAAGCGACGGCCCCGACCGTGGCGGTGGATGCGGTCAATCTCTGCAACAACACGGTGACTCTAGTAAGTGCCTTAGCCGGAAACGTTGTGGACATATGCCTAGCCATTCCAGGTTAAGGAGGGCCTTATTGTGGCATTAATCGATGACGTCAGGTCTTACCTGAGAATTGACTCCACGGATACCTCGTTTGATGGTGAGATTCAGGATCTAATGAATGCTGCGCAAGCAGAACTCACGGACGTAGGGCTTGACCCTGCGTTAGTGAGTGCCGCCACCGATCCAATGATCAAAAAGGCCATTACGACGTACTGTAAGGCGAACTTCGGCTATGACACCGATAATGCCGAGGCGTTTGCAAGTTCCTACGAGAAACTAAAGATCTATCTCATGAATTCTGGCACGTACCAGGCGGTGAGCAACTCATGAAGTACGATATGCGCAGCAGTATCACGCTGCAGAGTCGGGCCGGTGCTCAAAATCCAGTCGGTAACAAAAGCGAAAGTTATGTCGATGTCGGATCATTCAAAGCAGCCTATCTACCCAACAATGGCCGGATGTATATTGGCGCATCCCAAATGCACACAGAGGCTGATTGTGAATTTCGGACGAGGTATAGTTCACTACCGCAACAGGGCATGTACGTGTTATTTAATAACAATCGCTACTTGGTTCAAGTAGCGGAGGACGTTGGAGGTTTGCACCGGGAGACTCGAATCATCTGCAAGCTAGAAAAGTAGGTGAGGGCATGTCTGAATCATCCATTGAAGGCATCGATGAACTTATCGCTAAGTTCAAACTGCTTGAGTCAGTTCCTCAAACGATCGTTACCAGTGCCGCCAAAGTGGGTGCAACCATGGCGCTAAATTTTGCCCAAGCAAACCTGCAACCGGTGAATGGAACCTTCTTAGGCAGACAGGGTAAGAGGGAACAGCATCAAGGCGGCGACCTAGCCAACCTGATGAAGCTCAAGGCGGAAAGCTCCCCCAAAGGTAAAAAGGTTTATCGGATTACCACAACTTGGTATGCCAAATTCAAGGACTTAGGGTTTACAACCCGCAGCGGCAAAAAGATAGAGGGCAGTCACTTCCTGAAATACGCCTTGACAGAGCACTACGATGAAATCAAGGAGGCCATGTTTGAGGAACTATCGAAGGGCATTGATAAGGTGGTGGGGCCAAAGTGATCGAGGATGGTTTGTATTCCCTCATTAAAAGGAACATCCCCGATTTCAAGGGCAGGAACGAATACCAAATGTATTATCTGGCGGTATTCGACCCAGTTTCCCCACCTTATTGCGTGTTCAGACGGTATAAACGAGGGGCAGAACAGGATTTAAGTTCTAAAAATGGACTGTTCAGCAGCGGGTATGTCCTGGATATTTACCATACGGACTCTTGGGCGCTCCTGGATTTGCAGCAGCGAGTGCGTTCGATCCTTGAGGGTTTGCCACTCACAACCTTGGGAGGCGTTTTTGTACAAGCTTTGGAGGTGCAAGATGATTTCCACACCATCCCACCCTTGATGCAAGAAGAAAGAACGAGGGTATATCAAGGCGTTCTCGACTTCGAGATAATTCACAATGCCTAATTCAAAATAGGAAGTGGTTTAAGTTGGCCAACATTTCGAGTGGCATAGGCGCACTATTGACCGTCGGAGCGACGAACATTGGCACGATCACGAAACTCACCAGCCCCCAATTGAAACGGACGGCCATTGACGTGACCACCTTGTCCAGCCCAGCTGGGTTCAAACAATTCATCGCAGGGCTTGCTGATCCTGGAAAGATCACAGCAGAGGGCTTTTTCAATACGGCAGACTCAGGGCAAAACCTACTCTATAACAAGTTCGTGAGTGGTGCTGTAGACACTTACACCCTAACCTTCCCATCCATAACAGGGGCAAGTTGGACGGCGACGTGTTTTATTGAAGAGTTGGACCTTGCCACCAATGTGGACATGACAAAG